GGTGCCTGGGTTGATCCCAATAACCCCAACCCTGCCAAGCCCGGTGAGTTGCGCTGGTACACGACGATAGCTGGCGAGGACCACGAGGTTGATGGGCGAGGCCCGCACCTCGTCAAGGGTGAGAAGGTGGTGGCCAGATCCCGCACCTTTATCCCTGCCAAACTCTCGGATAATTACGATCTGGCCAAGACGGACTACGACTCTGTCCTTGCCTCGCTGCCGGAAGAATTGCGGGCTGCGTACCGCGATGGCCGATTCGATGTCTCAATGAGGGATGACGACTTCCAGGTCATTCCTTCCAAATGGGTTATCGAAGCACAGGGCCGCTGGAAGCCAGATGGCTATCAGGAGAACCTGATGAGTGCCATGGCCGTCGATCCGGCTGGTGGCGGCAATGACGCGGAAGAAATCGTCTATAGGCACGGGACATGGTTCTCTGAGCCGATCACGACAAAGGGCATCGAGACGGCTGACGGCGCACAGACTGTTGGCCGGATTATCAAGTACCGCAAGCACAACGCTCCCGTCATCATCGACATGGAAGGCGGGTGGGGTGGAGACGTTGCTCTCGTACTGAGGGAGAACGGCATCCAGAACGTCCACTTCAAGGGTTCCAACTCGACAATAGCGAAGTCCCGCGAGGGTGGTCTTGGCTTCTTCAATACCAGAGCCGAGGCTTGGTGGCGTATGCGCGAGGAACTGAACCCTGAGCAGGAGGGCGGTGCCGTACTGGCCCTGCCACCGGGCGCAGAAATCCGTGCCGATCTTGCCACTCCCCGCTGGAAGATGACGACGCGAGGCGTACAGTTGGAAAGCAAGGACGACATCCGTCGCAGACTTGGGCGCTCTCCCGGCAAGGGCGATGCTCTTGTCATGTGCCTCTATGCTGGCGGCAAGTCAGTGCAAAGACAACTGCTACGCAACATTGGCAGCAAGATGCAGCAATACGCCAATGTTGGGTACAAAATCGCAAAGCGAAGGAGAATCTAATGGCACCATTCGTCAAGACACCTCAGGTTACTCAGCCAAAGACAATCTCGATGCCTGATCCTGAAGATCCGTCTCTGCTTGCCAAGAAGCGGCAGGAGATGCTGTCGGATTTGGCGTCAGGCGGCCGTTCCAGCACTGTGTTGTCTGGCGGTGGCGCTGGCGGTGATTATACCAGCACAACGCTTGGGAATTAAAAAATGGATAATAATGCCAAAGAACTAATCCAACGAAGCGACAAACTGTTCTCAGACCGTCAAGACTTGGAATCTCTTTGGCAGGAATTAGCCCTCAACTTCTATCCTGAGCGGGCTGACTTCACCGATGAAATCCCGCTTGGCGACGAGTTTGCGGAACACTTGTTCGACTCGTTCTCGTTCCCGGTACTGGCCCGCCGCGACCTTGGCAACTCGTTCGGCGCCATGCTGCGCCCGCGAGGTAAGCCATGGTTCAAGTTGACGGTCGACCGCGAGGACGTTGCCAACGACACCGAGGCAATGCGCTGGCTTGACTATGCAACCGGCGTCATGCGCAGGGCGATCTATGATCGGCGCTCGCAGTTCCTCCGTGCCACCAAGTCGGCTGACCATGACTTCGCCGCCTTCGGTAACGCTGTCATTTTCCTCGATGAACTGCCTACCCGCGACGGCATGATCTTCTCCAACTTCCATTTGCGCGACTGCGCTTGGCAGGAGAACTTTCACGGCGACGTGGATCTGATGTATCGCAAGGCTTGCATTTCAGCCCGCAAGCTGAAGCAGCGGTTTAAGAAGGTTAACAAGGAAATTGACCGTTGCTGCGAAAAGGAACCGGGCAAGGAATTCGATATTATCCATTGCATGGTCCCCGCCGAGGATTACGAGTACGTTACCAAGAAGAAGCCAAACACCAGCAAATTGCCATACGTCTCCGTCTTTATCGACAAGACGCATAACGAGATTCTGGAAGAGTCCCCGATGGACTCATTCCGATACATTGTGCCTCGCTGGGAAATCCTGAGCGGTACGATGTACGGGTTCTCCCCCGCCGCCATGTGCGCGGTGGCAGATGCCCGGCAACTCCAGTCAATGATGCGCGTGCTTATCGAGGCCGGTGAGAAGCGCGTCGATCCTCCGATTATCGCTACTGGTGGCGAGACGGTTCTGTCCGAAGTCAACCTCCATGCCGGTGGCATTACCTGGGTTGACCGGGAATATGACGAACGAGTTGGCGCCTCGATCCGTGCCCTTGAGTTGGGGAAGAATGTCGAGTTAGGCGTGGACATGATGGTGCGCACCCAGAACATGCTGGCCCGCGCATTCTTCCTAAACAAAATCACCCTGCCCCGCGACAACAAGGAGCGCACCGCCTACGAGACGGCACAGCTTGTCGAGGAGTTTATCCGGGAGGCCCTCCCGCTATTCGAGCCGATGGAGCGGGAATACAACGCCATCATGCTGGACGAGGTATTCGGGTTCCTGTCCCGGCGTGGCGCCTTCGGCCCGCCTGAGACGATGCCGGAAATCCTGCGCGGTGTTGCCGCCGAGTACCTGTTCTCCAATCCGCTGCAGGACTCGATTGAGCGGAACAAGATCAACTACTTCATTGGGGCAACCCAGGTCACCGGACAGGCGGCTGCGATTGACCCGTCCGCGCCTGACTACTTCGTTGTCGACCGCGCCCTGCCGGATGCGATCAAGGGCACTGGCGCTCCGGCGCAGTGGATTGCTACCGACGAAGAGGTCATGCAGCGGCGTCAGGTCAGGCAGCAACAGCAACAGCAACAGGCCATGATGGCGCAATTGGCGCAGGCCGGTGCTGCTGCCGGTGAAATCGGTGACGGTGTAGGCAAGGTGGCTGATGCGTCCACCAAGATTTCCGAGGCATTCAACCCGGAGGCTAAGTCGGCTGCTTGATAAGTCCTAGAGGGCGCGCTTGGGAGCCCATAAATCTCAAGCAACACGAAATCTTCGCAATCCGTAACTTCGCCAGAGGCGAGGCTACGCCAGAACAGCAACAACTGGCATTCCAGATAATCTGCGAGAGATTCTGCGGCGTCGACGATCTGTCATTTCGGGCAGATGAGATCGGCGGCCAAAGAGAAACCGACTTCCATGAAGGAAGGCGTTTTGCCGGGTTACAACTCAGGAAGATAGCCTTCCTCCCGGTAAGTCTACTTGTCCAAACAGAAGGTGATTCATGGCAGAAGAAGCCACAGGAATTGAGGAATCCGGCGCCGCCCCCGCCGAAGCAACAGCAGGAGCCGTTGCAACCGAAGGCCAAGCGGGGCAGACCGAAGGGAAGCAAGAACAAGCCGAAGGCGGCCTCCTAGGATCGAATGTCGATAGCGGCGAGGAGCCGTCAGGTTCAACCCCGCCGACCTGGCCGGAAGACTGGCGAGACAAGTTCGCCGGTAAGGACGAGAAACTTCGTCAGCGCCTTGAGCGGTTTGCCTCCCCGGAGAATATCATCAAGTCCTGGCAGGAAGCGGAGAACAAGATCCGCTCCGGCCAATATAAGCGGGAACTCTCCGGCGAGCCCGACGAGAACGAAATCAAGGCATTCCGCAAGGAGCGCGGAATTCCGGACGATCCTGAACAGTATCCTGTCGAGGAGCCGAAGGACGTTCCCTTCACCGAGGCCGACAAGGCAATCTTCGGAGACTTCAAGAAGTTCGCCCATGAGGCAAATCTTGACCCGAAACTGGCCAAGTCACTGTCGGAATGGTTCTTCACCCGACGCGCCCAGGAAGTGCAGGAATTCAACGAGAAGATTTACGAGGCCGACATCAATGCCCGCGCCGAATTGCAGGCTGAGTACGGCAAGGAATTCAAGCACAATATCGCACTGGCGCAGAATTTCCTGAATGAAGCCATGGGGGATAAGGCGGAAGCCCTTCTCCAGTTGACGATGGCTGACGGACTGAAACTGGGTTCGCACCCTGAGTTCGTTCGCCTTATCGTCAATACTGCCAAGCAGTATTCCCCAGAGGCAATGATTAGCGATGTCCGTGGTGACAACCTTGGTGGCAAGCCCATCGAACAGCAGATCCGGGAAGCGCAGGAATTGCTGCGTACCGGCAAGCCTGACGATGAGCGCAAATACTACTCCAAGGAGCACCAGGACCACATTCGCAGCCTGTACGAAAGACAGGCCAGACAGATGAGCCGCAGGTCAGCCTGACTTGCGTTCATACCCGGTGGCTAACCCGTCTCGGCGGCCCCACCAAACTTCACCGCAGAAAGCAAAGCCCCATACTGGACTGCGAGGCCCCGTTTACGGACAACCCTCTGCACCCGGAATGGCTAACCTATGCTGGAAGCACAGGATCATAATCCCACACACAAACCCATGAGGTATTGAGAAATGGCTGCTTCTACAGCATTCCAAACCCAATAGACTTTTGTTGGGAATCGGAGTTGAATAACAGGGAGTGGGTAAGTCCCCATAACCTGACGGAAGGTATCTTGATGCACAACAAACAGGCATCTCAGATAAATGAATCTCTCGTAAAATATCTAGCTGGATTACTTGATGCTGATGGCTCTCTCGTCTTCAAATTCAAGGAAGACCCGAACAGAAATGGGGTTTATTTTATCCAGCTTAGTATGAACTTGGCCTCTTCTGACGCCATTGATAAGCATGGATTTGTCGAAAATCTTCCGAACTGTACCGGCCTTGGCACAGTAAGTAGATATGGCAATGAAAAGCAGTACATCACATGGTCCATTCAAAGGAGAGCCGACCTTGAAATGCTTTTGCCGCGCCTGATAAAGCACATGGTTATAAAGGCACGGCACTGGCAATGGATGCTTGAGCAATGGAGGGAATTGCGCCGTAAAAGTGTGGCCAGCGAATACAAGGAATCGTTGATCACAAAATGCAGAGAATCCAGAAAGTCAAATGTTGGGCCTATAAGACACAAAAACTACCCAACCTGGGCATGGCTTGCTGGGTATCTTGATGGTGATGGATGGTATCGCAATCGTCGCGATGACAGGCAGAACTATCAATCAATGCATGTAGGCGCGGTTTCGCACGTTAATGACTCGTCCGTTCTTGAATTTTTGCGACATAGTTTTGGTGGCAACATAAGAGAGCACGGACAAAGCCCAGACGTAAAAGTATGGGTAAGGAATTTAGGCATATCGGAATCGAGTTTTGCGCTTGAATTTCTGTCAAAACTATCAAGGCACTCCAGGCTCAAGCTACATAAGATAAACGAGATGATTCATATCCACCGGCAACGACTGAGCACTCCGGCCCCCAAGGGGGAAGCAACAGTCTGACGCATAGATATGCGTTGATCGCGATGAGTTTGTTGCGGCCTTTGAAGAGAGGCAATCCTGGCTTCGAGGCACCGTTACCACTGAAAGCGTTATCAAGGGTAACACCGCAACATTCCTTGTCGCGGGTTCTGGCGGCGCCACTGCCGTCACTCGTGGCGTGTCTGGTCTTATCACTCCCCGGAATGATAGCTTGACCCAGACCTCCGCTACGCTCGCAGAGTGGCACGACCTCGTCCGCAAGACGAACTTCAACATCTTTGCATCGCAGGGTGATCAGAAGCGAATCATGCAGATGAGCACGATGGCGGTTATCAATCGCAAGATTGACGCCGACATCATTGCCGCCCTGGATGGCGCAACCATCGACACTGGCACTGCCGCTACGGCATCCATTGCGATGATCGCCAAGTCCCTCGCTTATCTGGGCAACCAAGAAGTCCCGATCAACGAAGAGGACAACATGTTCGGGGTCATCACCCCGGCGTTCCAGTCGTACCTGATGCAGACCACTGAGTTCGCGAATGCGGACTACGTGGATATGAAGCCCTTCGCCGGGCCGAATATGCGCCTGCGCCGTTGGTACGGCATCAACTGGATCGTTCATCCGAATCTTACGGGTGTCGCCACCAGTTCCGAGAAGTGCTATCTCTATCATCGCAACGCCATTGGTCATGCCATTGATATGGCTGGCCTTGACGTGGCTGTTGGCTACGATGATGAGCAGGCTTATTCCTGGAGCCGCGTGTCGGGCCACTTCGGTTCGGTCAAATTGCAGAACACGGGTATCGTGCAAATGGTGCATGATGGCTCCGTGGCTGCGCTGTCCTAAAGGGAGGATTGAACAATGGCTTATAGTTCTACTCTTCCCCCGTTTGTCGTCGCGTCTGCACCCGGCGATGAATGGACATTGTGGGCCTACGTTTCGACCCACACTGTTGCCGAAGCCGTCGCTTCTGGCTTTATCAGCAACGGCGACGATCTAGGCATGAAGGTTGGCGACCCCGTCCTCGTCTCGCAGAGCACTGGATATATCAATGTCCTTTGCTATGTGACCGGCGTGACGGCAAGCTCGGCAGCCACGATTTCGTCCGTGACGACTTCGTCTGCCTAATGACTAAGGGGAGGGGGAATCGTCCCCCTCCCCAACCAACCATGGTGAAATATGAGCGACGACAAGACTTTCGACAAAAAGGCTCGGGCTGTGAAGCCCATGAATTTCAAGGTCCAGACGCAGGGGCAGATCTATCAGCACTGGGTTGCTATCGTCCCTGACGATACGGAATCGCATGAAATTCTGAAACCGGAATTCTATGCCCACGTCAGTAAGAGTATCATGGACGATGACCTCATTGAGGTTATTGCCGAAGGCAAACAATGGCGTGAGTTTTATCGGGTGCATTACATTGAT